CCGATTGCACCCCTGCCATTGCAGGGAATGCAGGATTCAGTATGGAATCTCGTCGTCAAATTCAGGTATGTCATGGTTCTTTTCCCAAGCTTTGATTGCTCTGTCGAGAAATCGTTTGCGATTGAATCTTGGATTGTGTGCCTCGAGATCGTCGGCGATCATCTCCAATCCAATAGGTGAGTGCATCATTGGACCGATACGATCTGCGATCCACTCAAAGTCTTTACGTGTCATTAGTCCATCCTTGTAATTAGATATCCGTCGGGTGTTGGCAGGGCAATCACACCCCAAGGATAATAGTAAACTGTTCCCGCTCGAGTGTGTTGAAGTGCCATGAAAGGAACGTCATTGTCTTCTTCATGTGGGCTTATCCAAACCCCATCTTTGATAGTCGATCCTTCCATTGGGTGCAGCTTTCCAAAGCCATACTCGAATGTCATGTGTTCAACCAAGTCATCAATGCTTTCATCGCAATCAAAGTTGTGAACCCAGAAAGAAAGTAATCCTATTGCATCAATGATTGGGTAGTCGGGGTAATCTTTTCTATTGATTTGCGTGATCATCTTTGTTCTCCTCGATGATGGCTGCAGCTAGGTTCCATGCCATAGCTGCTGCTGTTGTCAGGTGTGGGCGAGTGGATTCGTCATGGCGATGAATCCATTCCATTAGTTCTTCCCAGTCTAGTGGTGTGTGGAATAGTCCGATTGGTTTAATCATGGAAATGTCTTTCGATTTTGTTTGAGATCAAATCGTTTTCGTCTTTGCCAAAGATGGTGAAAGAATGCTCAACGCCATCGCTATCGATGACCTCAATACATCTGGTGACAAATGAATAGTCACCTCGATGGTGGTGTATTCTTTCTTTGACTGTTGATATGTTGTGTACTCTTACGTCCATTGTCTAAGCCTCCAGCGTTACGCTTACTCTGTTGTTGATAAACTCGCAGATCATGTCTTCGATTTCATCTCGATAGTCTTCGAGATTAATTTCGTTTTGATTTGATTCCTCTAGTTCTTCGCGCACTATGCGACGAATCATAAGTTTAAGGTTGTTTACTAAGTAGCGAGTGTCGTCTTCCATGTTTGTTCTCCTTATGGGGTTTATATTACTGCATACATGCAGCGTTGTGTAAATTACGTTACGTCACAAGGGGACCGAAGCCCCCTTGATGGGGGGTGGCTTACGCCACCGCCTTCTTCATTGCTGCGACTTTCTTTGCGAGAGCTGCTGGAACGTTGCGAGACTTGGCTTGTGGTGTCCATTGCTCACCGTCAGTGATGATTTCAAAGACTGATTTGTCAGCTTCATGACGCTCGATCAGTTCGTCTAGCTCGATCTGCATGTTGTCGAGACGGTTTGCGAGAGAGGTTGCTTTCGCTTCATGGTTTGCGACAGCCGCTTCTTCAAACTCACAGATGGTATCGGACATCTGTTTGCGTTTGTATTGCAATGAGTTGTAACTTGTGTAGCAAGCGTCTCGCGCAATACCTTTCATTAGGTAATCCATATTATCACCGTTGTGATATGTAATAACCGCTAGCTTCATTTCGATGAGTTTAGATACGTTCTTTGTCATTTCTAGGTTCTCCAGTTGTGGCGCGAGGACCATCCTCGCGATGACGACTGAACACACGAACAAAATCCTGACTGCAAGTCAGGTTGCTATTCGCAAGTTGCTTCCTCACACAGATAGACGCAGAGCCGCACAAGCCATCAGCCATCAAGCCAAGACCAATCGATCATAACAAGGAAGCTGCTTGCGAATGGTATTTTGATCGTGTGATCACCAAGGAATGCGAGATGACCGCAGCGACACTGGTGAACCGACAGCAATGATCAAAGGTATCTGAACGAATAAGAAATGATGCTAGACCTTGTAGTAGATTATAGAGGTTGAGGATAAGGGAATAGCGGCAAAGGTATTGAGTATAGTTGACGCAACGTCAAGTATTGACAGAAGTGCAATAGATCGTGTTATTGTGGGGGGAGAGAGGGAGAGGGGGGCTAGTAAGGAAGCTTAAAGCGAAACGCAAAGCAAGCATTATCCCTTATCGTCTTTCTTTGCAAAATGCTTGCACCATTCGGTAAGCAGTAATGCTTGCAAGCATACAGCCAAATGCTTGCTGCATTCTGTAAACAGTAAGGTAGAATGGTTTAAGCTTACAGTTAGCCAAACGCACCTGACCTGACGGTCAGGTGGTTTTAGACGCAGGAGAAGCCATGTCCGTTCCAGTAAAACTGACACCTAAACAGACAGCTTTGGTGGATACACTCGTTACATTAGGATGCAGCGTTCAGGAAGCCGCTGAAGCTGCTGGGTATTCTACTGGCGAGAGCGCAAGGACAAGTGGACACCGTGCTTTGGCTCTACCCCATGTGCAGCAATATATGCACAGTAAGATGATGGAGACTTTTGGACTGAGCGCTACTGGTGCATTGGCGACGGTTGCGCGGCTTTCTAGGAACGCTAAGTCCGAGTATGTTCAGCTTGAAGCTAGCAAGGATTTACTGGATCGGGCTGGCTATAAACCTATCGATAGAAGTCAGATACAGGTAGCAGGTGACATCAAGGTGAGCATTGATCTCGGATAATTTGCCGTGGTCTTGTTGTGAAAGGGGGGGTGGGGGAAAAACTGTGGTTGCTACTGTCACTGTAGTCCCCGACTCACATTTTTCTTACTCAAGGTTTGTGCATCGCCAGAAATATTTTTTTTTGCTAGGAGTTAAGATATGAGTAGAGATAAGAAACCAGAGCCGACTCCGAGTCGTCAGGACATGTCGAAGGCGAAGGCTGCATTAAAGAGTGTTGGATATGGTAGCAAAAAGGTATCAGAATCCTGAGGGTGGATTGAATGCTGCTGGCCGTGCGTATTTCAAGCGCAAGGAGGGTAGTAATTTGAAGGAGCCTGTTAAGGAGACTCCGAGTTCTGGGAGTGAACGGATGGGTCGGAAGGTATCTTTTGCTGCTCGGTTTGCTGGAATGAAGGGTCCGATGAAGGATGAGAAGGGTCGTCCTACGAGAAAGGCTTTAGCGTTAAAGGCGTGGGGTTTTGGCAGTGTTGAGGCTGCTAGGAATTTTGTTAAGCGGCATAAGAAGGATTAGGGCGATGTGTTTTGGTGGCAGTAGTGGGCCAAGTGCTGAGGAGTTGTATCAAAAGAAGAAGCCTGTATTTGGCGCTCTTCCTAGTTTAGATACTGGTGGCGAAAAGGTTGATCGTGAAAGTGGTTTGAAGGATGTGCCTAAGATGCGCACTGGGACTAAGCAGAGATCTTTGTTGATGATGGAGTACAAGTGATGCCAAGAGGATCAACCCCACGCGAGAATCAACTGGCTCGTCTTTCTTTGCTTGATAAGCGGTTAAAGGATGCGACGACTCCTAGTAAGTTGGAAAAGGTTAAGGCTTTATTTCAGGCGCGTACTACTGGGTATGTTGGCAAGGAAGAGTCTGAGAAGGTGAAGGCATTGCGTCGTGCGATTCGCAAGCGTGAGGCTTCTTTAGCAAAGGGGATTGCCCGTGACTGATTATGATAAGTTGGTAAAGAAGTTGAGTGCGCAGGGTTCTAAAGACCCGAAGGCATTGGCTGCTTACATTGGTCGCAAGAAGTTAGGTAAGGCTGAGTTTCAGCGTCGCGCTGCGGCTGGCAAGCGTAAATCATTACTAAAGGGTAAGTGAGATGGCTTGGGTATATGCAAGTAGTGGCGAGGATTATGTAGGGGAAACTCATACGCTAGCGGGAAATGTTTATTCTGGTAAGACGCGCACCCCAGAATCTCGTCGTTTGATCGAGGTTCCTGATGCCCCTAAACCAGCGCCTAAGCCAGCGCCTAAGAAAGCAGTGGCAAAAAAGAAATGAGCTTTTTGTCGACGTTATCTTCTCAGGACTTGGACCTTCTTCGCGGCATAGTGCGGAAGGTTCATTTGGCTGAGGTGATGAAGAAGTTTGGACCAAATCATGTTGGCGTGTCTAACCATGAGTGCGACAAGCTTATTGAGAGTATTGGGCCAGAGGTTGCCGAGCGTATGATTCGGTTCGGGGTTGATAAGGGGTTGCGTTGACAACGTTTAAGTATAAGCCTGACGGGGAAGTGTTGAAAGCCTTTATGAAGGACGACACTTTCTTCCGTGGGATTCGGGGGCCAGTAGGGAGTGGGAAGAGTGTTGGATGTTGTGTGGAGGTATTTCGTCGGGCGCTTCAGCAGAAGAAAGGACCAGACGGAATCCGAAAGTCTCGATGGGCTATTATACGGAACACAAACCCACAGTTACGAACTACAACTATTAAGACATGGCTTGACTGGTTCCCAGAA